CTATAAAGTTTCCATTATTTTGGGTACTACACTCAAGTATTAGTTTGTAAGTAGGTCTTATATAGTATCTATCAACTTTATCACCTCTATCCGTAATTAGGTTAGCTGTAAGACTTTCTGGTATGTACAGTGATACTTTTCCGTTTACTGCATCTTCCACTGTTAGGGATGTGTTATCAATATCTGCAAAAACTTCATTGGTTCCTAGTTTCATTAAGGTAGCAAAAAAAGTATCACCTGCAACTATCTCTAGTGGTAATGTTGAGTTATCTTGTTTTATAGTAAACGTGAAGGTGTTATCAGAACCTTTGTCAATAACGAATTTACTTGCTTCACAGGTCATAAAGGTTCCTTTAGGTTTTAAGGGGCTATCAAGCCCCTTTACATTTTACATGGTTTTAGTCTTCAAAACTTATAGAGTAGCGTTTACGCATTCGTGTAGCAGACAATCCTGTTTTAGGGTCACGAACATGTAAAGGTATTTCTACGCTTTGTAGTACTTTGATGTGGCCTTGTGCTACTTCGATTTTTTCATTCAAAGGTAGAACACGGGTACCTAAACTAAAATACTCACTTGCACATGTTACAGTACAGGTTGTTGTATGGTTGTTAACACGCTGATCATTATCAGTTATCATAACAACTCTAGTTTTTTTAGCAGCAGCTTCACGTTTAAAACGTTTATCCATTAAGGCTTGCTCTTTACTTTTAACACCTTTAACGCCTTTAACATCTTTAGATTCTTTCTCTACTTTTTCTGTTAAACCTGCTAGCTCTTTAGCTGCAGCTTGTTCACGAGCTTCGTAGAAATTTTCAATTTTTTCTTTAAGTTTTTCTGCACCAATTTGCCCACTGAATGTGATTCCAAGGTCTTTTGCTTCTTGTTTTAGTTCTTCGATATTTAATTCTGACATTTCTAATTCCTGTTAGGTTTTTTAGATTGTTGGTACTACGTATAGTAGTAGATTTTTACATTAATGTATATAACTAAACCTCTCCACCGATATGGTAGAGAGGCCTATAATTGTTACTTAACTACTACGCAGATGCAGTAACTAAAATCTTAAGTAACTTCTCTTCTTCAAGTATGATACCTGCGTAGAAGAAGTTATAAGAGAAGAAACCAGTAGTTGCATACGGGTTCTCATTAGTTACGAACTTAGGCGAACGTGAGTTAAAGTTGATCTTGCCTTTACCTTTAAGACCTACTGTAGCAAAAGAGCCTGCAGTTGGGAATAAGATAGGGAATACATCAAACTTAGCGTCAGTACCTAAAGTACCTGTATAAGAAAGTTCACCTACGTTTGCAGAAGTTGCTTCAGCACCTACACCAGCATAGTGAGCAGCGCCTTCAGCTTCGATGAATCGAACTTCGTGCATTGCACCAACTTCACCTTCAGCTAATGTAGAAGCTGATGCATACTTATGAGCCTGGACATATGCATACTCTTCAGTAGAACCACTACCACGGGTAATTGTTTCCAAATCACCTTTAACGTTAGCACCTATAATTGCGTAGTATGACTGAGCAATTGTACGTGTATCTACTTTAACATCACCTGTTACAATAGAAGTGTTTTTCTTAGCACGGTTACGAACTAATAAACGAACACCCTTACGGATAACATCGTAAGAGATCTTAGAGTCTTCATCTAACTCATCATCTGCCATTGCAGAACCTGCACGAAGTACAGTAGTAGTAGATAGCATATCACGTTGGATAAGATCTTCTTGACGAGAGTTAGCTAGCTCACCAAGCTCTTCACGGTAACGAACTTGCATAGCATCTTCTGAGAATAGTTCAACTTCATCAGTGTAGTCTAACATTTCACCGTAACGAGCAAACTCAGTGCTCATTGTAACTTTTTGCAAAGTTTTCTTGTTCTTAGCGCCATCACCTTCATTAAGTGTTGCAGAGTTAATACCTGCATTTAATTCGGCAATTGAACGAGCACTTAAGAAACCTTTAGTAGCGAATTCCGAGTCATTTAATGCACGATCGTAAAGGTGCAAGAACTTAGAAATCTTAAAGTTTTTACCCATTTTTTGCGGCATATGTTTACGATCAGCGAACTGACCATAGCGACTTACACGGTTAGCAGCTTTAATACCTGCTTTGTCGTAAAAGTGCGTGATTGTATTGGCACCTGCACTAGCAGTAGTTGTACCATTACCGTATACGTTATTTGTAGCCATTTTATATTCCTATTATTTCAACACTGTGGGCAAAATACCCACAAGAAGTTTAGTTTGAGTTTTCAAGGTTTTTGTACCACTCATCATAAGCTTCGTCAGAATCGTCCATGTAATCTATAACAGAACTTTTCGTTGATGTCGGCTTAGATACAGCAGCACTCTTTCTTTTTTGAGAAGCTACCTTATCTGCTTTTCGTTTTTCTGATTCAGCTTTGGCAGAGGCTAAGGTTTCAGCTTTTTGTGCTTCTTCCTTTTTCTTTTCCGCTAAAGCATTAGTTTCAGAAGCTTTTTGCATGTTCAGGTTTTTATTTGCTTCTAGTCTTGCATAGTAACTCTTAGCTGCTTCACCGTAATACTCTAAGTCAGACTTAGTATTGCCATCATAAACTTTAAGTTTATCAACAGTAGGTTTAAGTTTATCGTATAAACCACTCTTAACATCGGCATGTAATAGTCTTATAAGTTCAGGTTTAGCTGACATGGTATCCCATGACTTCTGATCCCAACCTTTAGACAGTATTTGTTCAGTAATAGCATATTCAGGATCACTACCGATATCACTAACGATATCTTGTATAGCTAGAGCATTCTCATCCCTACCATAATCCTTAGCAACGTAGTTACTATCTGCATCAGTATCTAATTCGAGGGTATCAGTACCTGTTCGTTTTAATACTTCTGTAATAGCTTCTTTGTCACCCTTCAGCGCATCAATCATCAAACTAACATCTGTGTGAGAAAGTTCAGCTCCTTCGATAGCATCTATGGTTTTACGCCATGGTGCTATAGTTTGCATTTTCTTGGTGTAATCCATAGCTTTTGCAAACATTTTAGGGAACTGTTCTACAATCTCTTCACTGGAAAAGTCATAATCTTTTCCGTTTGCTTTGAATGAGTATGTCTGTGCTGGTTGTGGTTCAGACTTTTCTTCAATAACACCTTCAGAACTTTCTGCGTCTACCGGATCTGCATCCCCGTCAGGATTGGCTTCTTCGGTTTCATCAGTGTTGTCTTCATCTGTTTCTTCAGATTTTTCTTCATCACTAGAATCATGGTCGGATTCCTCAAGTTCACCTTCAGGTTGATCGGAACCAATGTCTTCTTCGTTTTCTTCTTCTTCTTCAGATTCGTCGTTGTCAGCATTATCTGTTTCAACGATTTCTTCTTCTTCTTCTTCAACAACTGCTGGACTTGCAATTGCTTCTTCGTATTCTTGTTCCATTTGAGATTCGGCAGTTGCACCACCTAGTTTTGCTTCTTTAAAAGCAGCTTCTAGTGCATCATCATCCATTTCCCATAATTCATCTTCAGTATAATCAGCCATAATAGTTTCCTATTCGTCATCGTCATTTGGAGATAAAGTACCAATATTTTTTATGGTAATGAAGAAATCTTCTAAATGAGAGATAGCTATAAGGCCCTCTATTACTGCAGGACGTTTACCTTCATTAATGGTTTGATCGTTAGCCAATAGACTAACACCATTAATTGCTTTATCTCTAAAGTAACCACTAAGAACTACTTTCTGGAAATCTTTATTGTTTTCTAGCCTGGTTAAGGCATCGTTCATATCTACCCAATATTGATTTTCTACTGTAAGTATTTCTTGCTCTTGTTCTTCAAGGTTGTTCATAAATGAATCCTATTGTTGTTGGTTAGTATCTAAGTTGTTTAAATTATATAGTATAATTTGATTACTTGGCAACTTTTTTCCGTTTTTTAGCCAAGTTAGTTCGTTTTTTCCGTTTTTTATTCGGTGTACTATGAGAATAGAAGTGTTTTTTCGTATTACTACCACCATCACCGTACACCATGGTTTCTGCTAATCCAGAATCCATAATGTTATCCTAACATCTGTGAAGCTAAACCACCACCCATAGGGTCTTGTTGTGCAGGTGCTTGTGCTTCTGCTGCCATTTGCTGCTCAATAATTTGAATAGCCTGAATTATCAGTTCTGGAGGTATACCCTGAGCTTCTAGCTCTGCAGGGTCAATACCTTGCATAAGAAGTTGTACCACCTCATCTACTGTAGGTAGACCTGCACCAGGCTGTTGTGGTTGTTGGCCTTGTGGTTGTGCTATACTCTGTGCTAAACCTTGCATAATTATACCTTAGTTTCTTTGGTTGCTTAAAATACTATCTATGTCTTTTACTGCTGCTTTTTTCTGCATCTCTGCAAGTTCTGCCTCACCTGCAGATTGTGATTCAAAATCTATAAAATCTTGTTCTGCACTACTTTTTAAGTCTGCATGAGGGTCTACATAAGGATCTTCTTTAGTAGCGTTGTTAAACCAATCAGATATACCGTTTGCAGCTTTACTAAGAACACCTGACACATTATCTACGAAACTAGGTCCATTATCTATAGGTTCTTGATAGTTAATACCTCTTTGGGTGTCTGCTTGATACTGTAGGTCTTGTGGAGAACCTTCTACTATAGTATTCCTAAAGTTAGGTGAGTTAGCAAGTGCTATTTCTATACCTACGTTAATACCTTCTTCTTTACCTATAGACCTACCTTCCTCTATAGCACTGGACAGTTTGTTAGCTTCATTCTGTGCTCTGTATTGTGCTAACTCTTCCCTATCCATAGCATTTTGCTCTGCCTGCTTTATGTAACTCACTGTACAACCCCTATGTTTTTATCGCCTATTAAGTACTGTGCGTGCATTTGTTGTAAATTAGCTCTATGTTTTTCTCTGGCTAACTCCATCATCTGTTCATGCTTTCTTTCCATAAGCTCTACAGATTCAAGATGTGCAAAACCTTCATCTTCTTTAACAAACTTAAGATCTGTGTAGTCTGTTTCACTGCCAAGTTTCCTTGTACGCATATCTTCATATCTGATCTTAGCTTTCTTCAGTTCTGCATCTACTACGTTTTCACCAGCTCTTGCATTTCTATCAGCTACTAAAGCTCTAAGACTTTCATTTTCTAGCCTAAGATTCTCAAGTTGAAGTTTCTTCATTTCGGCTTCTGCAGGATCTACTTGTGGTTGGAAATCTCTTATTCTTTTAGCTTGATCAGGCATTCTCATAAGTTCCATGATATCAGCCATTATATGTTTTCTGATTTCAGGGTCTTCATTAGGGCCTAAAGTCTGTAAAAGGAAAGATAGTTCTTGAGACTTAGCAGCATTATCTTCAGCAGTTGCTATTGTTATATCTATGTCTACTCTTCCTGACAGATCATCACGACGAACAGGAACATACTCTGCGTTTGTTACCCTTACTACTTCTTCATCTTCAAGGAACTCAGCATTGTACGCCATCCACTTACGCATTAGAGGTTTTACTAGATTCTCAGCTACGTTTCTAACAAGATTCATTCTACGTGTAGCTGTAGCATCCATTGCACCACGAGCACCTGTAGCAGTACTTCCTAAACTACCTGAATTTATACCGCCACTAAATGACTTAGTACCTGTAATAGATTCTATCTCATTATTCATGAGGGCTATCATATCAAAAGCAGAACCTGGTATTTGATTATATTGACCTTGCCAAAAATCTGTAACACTTCCATTAAATTCAAAGTTTTTACCGTTAAGGAATTTTTCTCTGTTACGTGGGTCCAAAGCACCTTTTCTAGTAGCTATTTGGCCGTTGTTTGACTTGGCCATGTTATCTATTATTCCACGAATTACTGCTGTTTTTACTTTCTGATTATCACCTATAAGCTCTGCGTTAGCTTCACCATGCAGTTTAAAAGGTATACTGTTAAACGGTACTACTATAAATGGAGGTTTTTTATCAGGGTACGGATTATCTTCGAGTCTGATTATCACATCATTAACCCAAACACATACAATAGCTTTGGTTATACCGCTACCATCCATGTCGTAGTTGCCCCAATATTCGTAGACTACTAGTTTTTTTCTGGCTTGGTCTTTGAATTGGAATAGTGTCTCATCTTCAGGGTCATAGTCAAAATCTTCCATACCTGAAGCAACTGCCTTTTTTACATTCTTATATCTACCGTCTTTAAGTAAGGCAGACATATCGGATTCATATCTATGTATTACAAAGTTAGCCTTTTCAAAGTCATCTTGGCAAGTAGGGTCTAAGTATATATCTTCGTTTCTACATACTTTAGCAGTAGGTTGGTTTTTTATAGTACGTAATTCAGTATCTTCTACCCGTACTAAAGATTCGTTTCCGTACTCATCTACTACAACCTCATCTACTGTAACATCAACTTCTTCATCTTCATAATCCCAACCCGTTTGTACTACGAGAGTACCTTCACGGTCTAATACCTTTACGGATTTAGATATGAAATTAAACCTGTCAAATTTTCTGCTGAATTGTGTATTTAGAAGAAGTTCAT